ACCTATCATATCTTTAAATATCTTTGTTGTTTTAGCTATATCTATAACAACTGTTTTTATCAAATTATTTAACTCATCATCAGTCAGTGAAAAGTTTCTGACAAATAGTTTATATTTATTTATGTCTATCATTCTTTATCCTTTATTGGATTCAGGATATTATAACTAAAATGTATAAGGGTTGATAAATTCATTTGGTTCTCCAGTAAAATCGTTGTTATAATCAACAGGTGTAACGCTTAAAACGTTAATCAACGTTAACTGAGCTAAGCTGTCTACCAAGTCATCGTGTTTAGCTAAAATAGAATCATTAGTAATTAAACTCATTTCGTGAATAAGTTCATTTACAAAAGGTTTTAAATGCTCCTTAGGCAACCATAATCTGCCAAGTTTCCCTATAGGCTGTAATGCTTTAATTACAGCTAACTTAGCCTTGGTTCTACTAACCATTTCAAGATTAAAGAACCTTCCTCTTTTAACCATCTCATTTTGAATAAACGTTTTCATAGATAATTGAAACGCTACTTTCTCAAGAACCACAGCGTAAGGTCTCCACTTTTCAACAAATTCAAATATCTTATCAATAGTTTCATCAGGTTTAACTCTTCCAAAGAATCCATCTACCAAGAACCAGTTGTTGTTCTCATCTACTCCTACAACCGATATAGCAGTGTAATCTGCATACTCTTTTTCCGATACAGCTAAGTCAACTGAAACATAATATGTAAATTGGTTCAATTTATCTTTTAAATCATCTATCTTGTAATAGTTAATATTGTCTAAATCAAACAGTAAATCATCCTGTGGTGTAACTTGAAGCATATATTCTTGATAGAACGATTTCTCTTTTCCTTGTTCTTTAAGCATTTCATAAATGCTAATAACCTTTTCAGGTGGAAATCTGTCTTTCCAAGACGTTACAAGCTTACTCCAGTCCTCAACAGGAAACTCTTCAGCAACTGGTAACACAATAGCTTTCCAAGATTTAGAACCAACGAGGTTCATTAACAGACTGTCTTCGTGTATAGGTGTTCCGATAAAGATAAACTCATATTTGTTAGGATTGATAGATGGAACCACAACGTTAAAAAACCAGTTCTTAAGCTTGGTTCTACTATCCTTAGACATATGCTTTTCATCATTTTCTATATCATCAAGTATAACTATGTTAGGACGTTTGTCGTTTATTCTTGTTCCCCTCAAACTTTGTCCAGAACCACGTCCTTTAAGATATATCATTTTATCTTTTTCTTTATTGTATATATAAAGTGTTGGGTCGTCACCAAGTCTTTTTTTCTTAATCTCAAGATATTTATGTAAATCACTATTTTCAATAAGAGAAATCATCGTTTCAAATGTAGACTCAACCATACTAACCGAATCTTGAATTAGTAATAAATAATCAAACTCTCCAAAATTAGGTTTAGAACCAAGGAATAGCCAATATAGTATGTTGTATAGCGTAATAGATGATTTACCAAGACCTCTGTGACACATAATCACTTTATATGTGTGTTTGGAGTATAAATGGTCTACTAGTTGAAAATGAGCTTCAGCCGATTTATTTTCTTCTTTGAAAAACGTATTGAACCAAAGAAAGAACTCTATTGTCTGTTTATGCTTTGGATAGTATGGTTCACTGTACTTTTTACGTTCAAGAATCATTTTTTCTTATTCATTTTTCTAAATGTTTTTGCAAGATTGGCTCTTTTTCTTGTTGTGGGATTTTTGCTTTTTTGTCCTTCTTTGATACATTTTTCAGTTACACCTTTGTAACCTTTTTTCTTACAATACGAAGTAAAACTACCAGGCTTTTTTACAGCCTTACCTATCCAATCTTTTTTATTTTTTTTATTAGCCATTACTCTCTCCTTTTTCTAACCAATCTAAGATTAAATTCGAATTATCATCACATCTTTTTGGTAATTGTCTACACCATTTGCTATCCCTCATCTCTCTAACCATAACATACCAGTTTTTGTCTTTCACAGCTTGTATCATATTCTTGAATTTAAGAAATCTTGGTAAGCCAAGATTAAATATCATATCATACAGAACCACACGCACTGGTTCGGGGTAAAGAGTAAACTCTTCTCCAAATATTTCTCTTAGTTCATCATCACATCTATCTAAATCATGTCTAAATAAAACATATGCTTCATCTTCCGTAATTCCAACATCATCTAAATTTCTACCAACTCCTATCGTTAATTTCCCTACCGTATCTTTATACGGTTTCAACTTTAGCCCCTCGTGGTTCTTAATCCATTCAAAAACATTGTCTTTCATTTATCATCCTTTAATATATAGTAGCATATAATCACGGTCATTATTACACAACCATAATTATAAAACAGTATAGCACGAATGAATTCAATATTCATTTCACATTATCTTTCTCTATCTTTTCAAGAGCTTTTTTAGAACCAAGTTTCTCGGCAATGATGATTTCCATCAAATATACCGCTCTGGTTCCTTGATGACCAAAGAATGAAGCCAATCCACACGATAACAGTTCGTTTAATCCATATCCCTGAGCTATCATAAAAGTCATAATACCTATACTCATTGAACTTATAGCATCAACAATAAAAATAATAATTTTATAAGACACTGATTTATTTTTAAAATCTCTTCTAAGGAAATTTACGATAGAACCAACAAAGGAAAGAAAAAGTGTTATAAAAATCCCTATTATATTCATCTCTTTAAAAGTCTGCATCTGTGAACCCCTAATCATCTATTATCTCCATTATGCGAAAGCTCTATAATAGAACCGGCATCGAGAGTTTGTAATTTAGACGCTATTTTATCAAGTTTTTCTTCTACGTTTACAATGCTTACATCGTTGTTTTGGATGTTAACACTGACTTCTAATTCTTTTGCTTTATCAGGCTTTCTTGTTTCCTGCAAGAACGTCTTAATATATTCAACTTTATTCCTATCATTAACGTCATCATCAAATATCTTTTCAAGTGTATAATCAAGAACTTTCATTCTCTCAAGAGCATAAGCCGTATATAACGAAGTGTTTAACAGAGCTACAATCTGTTTGTATAATTTACTGTTTTCAAGCCTTTTAGCTTTGACTTCAATGGAACCAGTGCTGATGGGTTCACCAATCTGTTTATCCGTTTCAAAAGAACCACCAGTTCTGTATCCACTAACAACACATCTTTCTGGAAATGCCGACTTGAAAGCTTCTACTCTATTCTTGTTTTCAATAAATCTTTTCCTAATATAAACAATAGTTTTAGCAATTCTTTTGTAATCACTCTCACCAGTGTCTTCACTGATATTTATAATTTCATCTGGTTCTACTTCATCGAGAAACCCTTCCTCTTTAACAATTTGTGTAGCAATCTGAAGTCTTTTAGCTACATCCATTTCAACACCTTATTTAAAAGTTTAATAAACCAAGCTCTTGGTTTATATAAATCAATCATATATCTAAGCAATTCATCACT